TTTGGTTAGATCTAGCATCTTCTGTGCCTTCTCCAACGAATGAACCTACATTACCGGGTGATGTTACACCGGGGTTTGCAGCTCCAGCAGCTCCATACTTAGTACCATAAGCACCAAAGAAAGGAATGTTCATTGACTTGTAGATCTTGATGCCTGCAATTTCAATGATACCTTCGCCACCTTGTAATGCTGTACCTTGTACGTCTCTGTTTACAAGACCACTAGAACCAACAGCTTGTATAAGTTCGTAGTACTGTCTTGGGTTTAGTACAGCTACTCTACCATCAGTAGATACGCCTTTCTCGTCTAGTGCAGCAGCAGCGTCATAGAAGCCTGCTATTAGACACTGAGAGTCGTATGCTGCTGTAGCATTAGTAACTCCAGATCTTGTTAATCTGATTTGTGTACCGCCGGGTTCAACAAAACCGGACTTTGATATTGGTGAAGCAAGACGTGCACCCTTCGCAATTGAACGGAAGATAAGTCTGTCATACTTCTGAGCAAGAGCATATCCAATCTTCTTAGATATTTCTCCTCTCAATTCATAGTGTGCTAGTGTTTCATCTAGCTCATATACGAAAGCTGAACTGATTAATAGGTCGTCGCATGTTATGGTTTTTTCAGCTACTGGAGGTGCAGAATCGCTGTTACCCATGATGCTATTTCCCGGTGTATGGAACTCAGCTTTTGTGTGTCCAGTGTAGATAAACTGTAAAGATTTTCCATTCTTAAGAGTTCTCTTCATAACGAGATCTCTTGCGATTGCATTGTGCTGGAAGCCTTTAAACATTTCTCCACTAAACAATTTAAGGTAGAGTGCTCTAGCGTCGCCTGTACTGTTTGACTGACCCGGACGGGTTAGTTGGGCTAACTGAGAAGCACCTGAATTTTGTTGTGCCATTGTTTATGGTTAAATTTAAGGGTATATTGTATCGTTCCTAACGTTAGAATTATGCGAGTCTTAATTGGACTCATTGAGATTTGTGGTCTTTTCCCACCGTCGACGGCATAAAGGTATCCTCCTTAGAGGGCTTTAGCCAAATTGAGTAGGGAGGAATCGCACCTCCCCTATGGTCAAACTACTTGACTACTCTTGTGTAAGACACGCCACGATATACGAAAGTAACTTTCATTGCTATCTCCATATACCTAGACCCCGTTCCATGCCTAGGATTCATGCGTCCCCGAAGGGATGAACGGACGTGGCTGCCAGTGTCGAGTGACACCGGAAATGATAAAGATATTAGTTATTAGTGTTATCAGAGTCAGAAAGTTCTTTATCAGTTTCTTTCTTTTTTTTCTCTTCTTCATAAAAGCCATACCGGGTGACGCCTGCTTTACCGAAGCAACCTCCTTCAGATTGTTGTGACATTATCCTATTGTAGGTGCAGTCAAAGCAACTGATGTTGACTCAGTAGAAGCCAAGTCAAGTGGGAAGTTGTGAGCGTTACGCTCGTGCATTACCTCAAATCCAAGGTTAGCTCTGTTCAGAACATCAGCCCATGTTGGGATAACCTTTCCATTGACATCAACTACTGACTGGTTAAAGTTAAAACCGTTAAGGTTGAAAGCCATAGTGCAGATTCCCATGGAGGTAAGCCATATGCCAACCACTGGGAAAGTAGCAAGAAAGAAATGTAAAGAACGAGAATTATTGAAAGAAGCATATTGAAAAATTAGTCTCCCAAAGTACCCGTGTGCAGCGACGATATTATATGTCTCTTCATCCTGCCCGAACTTATAGCCATAGTTCTGCGATACGTCCTCTGTTGTCTCTTTAATGATAGAGGAAGTAACAAGACTTCCGTGCATAGCAGAGAAAAGAGCTCCACCGAATACCCCAGCAACACCGAGCATGTGGAACGGGTGCATAAGGATATTGTGTTCTGCTTGGAATACGAACATGAAGTTAAAAGTACCAGAAATACCAAGAGGCATACCATCACTAAAACTCCCTTGTCCGAAAGGGTAAACTAAGAATACTGCTAGAGCTGCTGAGACTGGAGCTGTGTATGCCACAAATATCCAAGGTCTCATACCTAGTCTGTATGATAGTTCCCATTGTCTGCCTGCGTAAGCAAGCACGCCTATCAAAAAATGAAAGACGATAAGTTGATATGGTCCACCGTTATATAGCCACTCGTCCAGTGTGCCGGCTTCCCAGATTGGGTAGAAATGTAGTCCGATTGCGTTAGAGCTAGGAACGACTGCTCCCGATATAATATTGTTTCCGTATATTAACGAGCCGGAAACTGGCTCACGTATGCCATCTATATCAACAGGCGGTGCTGCGATAAAGGCGAGTATAAAACATGTAGAAGCTGCTAGTAAACATGGAATCATTAGCACACCAAACCAGCCTACGTATAGACGGTTCTCTGTGCTAGTGACCCAATTACAAAACTTCTCCCAATTGGTAGTAGTGTCTCTTTGTAGTGAGATTGCTGCCATGTGATTAGCTTGAATGTATGTTGTCGCATTCCTCTTCGACTTTAGAGAGGAAAAATTGGATGACTTTATATTTTTCCCTCATAGGAAGATTTGCATCCAAGAGTACTTTGTGTCTTGCTTGCACAAAATCAAAGCAACTCATCTTCCATTTATATGGGGAAATTTGCCTCGGCTTAGAATACGCCGGGGATAATCTGACCAGTGGTGACATAAGCACCGACAGCAGCAACAAAACCAAGCATCGCTGCCCAGCCGTTAAAACGTTCTGCTTCATGTGTAAAGATTGGGTTGGTGTTGTGGTGTGACATTTCGATTAATTGAATAGGTGGTTCGTAAGGATACTCGTTTTCGAGTAGGGTGTCTAGATCTCTTGTTTTCATAATTAGAACTGAAGATCTGATTGGTCTAGTCTTCTGAGAACATCATCTCTGTATGCCTCATCTGTATCATAGCGTGGATCTCCCATTGCTGCGACAAGTTCGGCTTGAGATCTAAAACTATTTCCGGAAGATGATGGAGCTTTGCCTTGTATCATACGTCCTTCGTAGCCATTTGACTCATTGTATGCGGATTGAAGTCCTTGAAAAGCTATGTTAATAGCTGCTGGATTTCCAGAATCAACTACTGAATCAAAAGCATCAACTTGTCTTTCAGTAAGATTACTTGCAGCCCATTCGATCACTGAGTTGTAATTCTGTTCTCCTCCTGCTGCATTCATAACGCTGTTAACCTGTGCTTCAGATAGTTCGTATGACTGTGCCTGTGCTTGAGGATTTTTAGCTTGTATTTCTAAATAAGCATTGACTAAGTCTTGACTACTCATTGAACTAAAAGACTCTATAGTTTCTTCACTAAGTTGTCCATCATTTGCATAGTACTCTTCAGATGCTTCAGTTATCAGATTGACCGCAGGAGCATATTCAGATACCTCCTCATCGCTTCCTTCTTCTTCTTCATATCCTTCGTCTGTGCTTTCGTAGTCGACTTCTTCTTCTTCTGTTTGTCCAAGTTTTTTTTGTAATGATAAGTATGCGTTTTCTAATTCTTCTGCGCTTTTATATTTACCAGCTAGTAGTTGTTCTTGTTCTGCTACTAACTTTTCTCCTACTTCAAGAGAGTTCTGTTCCTCTGCGGATAGAACTTCTGTGTCAGGAGTATTATCATAAGATAAAGTTTCTGCCATTATTGTTGTGGTGGTGAAGGTTGAATTGCTTGACTAAGATCTTGTAAGTTTGCTCCGTCTGCAAGTTTACTGTTAGCAAGTTGACCAGTCTGTTCGAGTAGTGTTTGACTCTGCTGTTGTTGCATCATCATTTCTTTCTCTTGTGCCATTTGTGCTTCAGTCTTGACTAAGTTTAAGATATCTATACCTTGAGCAGCAGCTAATCTCTTAATTGCTTCTTCAGGATTTATATATCTCATTAGTGCTTCAGGTCCTAGCGTTTGAGCTATGGTACCTACAAACATAGATAAACTTTCTCTATCTTGTCCCCTACCTAAAGCATTGATACCGTCAACAATAGTTGGACGTACAATATCTTTTGGTAAGTTTGGTATTTCATTACTTCTTTGTAGAACTAATAAAGTTCTGCTTAAGTATGGAATTAAAAAAGATACGGTTAACAAACTGAAGATGCCACCGAGCTGTTGCTCTAGTTCTAACTGAGTTAGTCTGACTTCTTCTGCTGTTACTCTCTCTGCATTCCTAACATTCATAACTAGGAAAGCTTCAAGTAATCTTCTTTCTATTGTTTGTGCCATGTTTGCAGCAGTTGAGAAGTCGGCTGTCTTACCAACCTGTACAACTTGTACATCTTCTGCCCTACCTTGTACGATGGCTCCATTTCCAGCCTTTGCAATAGTTGCTGGTTTCGTAGTTGAAGATGGGCTGACCAAAAAGATTACCTTACTGGCAGCAGCAGCTCCTTCGACAAGAGCTTGTGATAAACCTTCTAGAGATTTGAGATCGCCAAGGAACTCTTCTACTCTACCACGTCCGTACTGTTCTCCGTCAACAGAATTAAAAGTCAGGACGAGCCAAGGACTTGCATTCTTAGGAGCTGTACTACGTGAGCCCGG